ACAATTGGTGGTGGTGGATATGTTGGAGTTACAACAACTATCTTCCAAGACCACGAGAGACCACTATTTGTTGTCGGTATAGTTTCTGAAAGAAGTTTTGAGGTAAGAGCAGGTGCCAGCACAATACCACATACTTATCAAGGTGGTGGTCATGCATATGAATTCTATGAAGATTTAACATTTGGTTCTGGTTATCGAGGTGGAACTGTTGCGATAGGCGTTACAGATATTGCATATGAACATAAATTTGTAAGTTCTGGTATAGGTTCTATAAGAAAAGGTGTATATAACGGTGATGCATTTACTGCAACTGATGCGATTTATGAATCTCATAGTGGACTTCTCACATTAATCATACCAAATCATACATTTACCACAAGTGATACAGTTGGTATTGATACAGGAGGATTAGTCTTTAAGTGCTCAAAAGATGGTTATTCTAGCAACCATCCATATCCTCGTGCAATATCTAAGACAAGTTTCCCAAATTCAGATCCATTTGCTGGTACATTTGTAAGTATAGGAGCAACATCTATAGATTCAATTACATTTAATGTGGGAGCTGGTGGTGGCGGTGGTACTGGTGCTGTTGTAGAAGCAACTGTAGGCGTAGGAGGAACTCTTGCATTTACAATAACAAATCCTGGTACTGGATATGTTAATCCACAGATTAATATACCAGAACCAACCTATGAAAATCTAGAAGTTGTAGGAATATCTAGATTAGGTGTTGGAGCAACGACAGATACAGGTGCAAATTTACTTCTAAATGTTGGTGTAAGTGCAGCAACCACAAGTGTTGGAATTGGATCTACCTTATTTGGAATTAAGAACTTTGAAGTATCTAGATCAGGATATTCATTTAAGAAAGGTGATAAATTTAAACCTGTGGGTCTTGTCACTGCTGCACATCTATCCGCACCCATACAAGAATTTGAATTAGAAGTTCTTGAGATATTCAATGATAAATTCTCTGCTTGGCAATTTGGTGAAATCGATGCGATTGATAGTATTAAAGTACTACAAGATGGCACTAGAACAAGATTCCCATTATTCTTTAACGGTGAATTACTCAGTTTTGAGAAAGTATTAACTGATCCTCGTTCTGCATTAATTGATTTAGATTCAGTATTACTCATATTTGTAAATGGTGTTCTACAAAAACCTGGTGAAGCTTATCAATTCCAAGGAGGAACAACCTTTATATTCACTGAACCACCTAGTGGTGAATCTCAACCAGGTCTCAATGATCACGATAGTGTAGACATTTACTTCTACAAAGGTATTGATGGTGTTGATGTTCAAATTGAAAATGTATCAGAAACAATTCAAATTGGTGATTCTGTTCGTGTATTTAAGAGTGAAAAAGCAATAGGACTATCAACTTCACAAACCAATGAAAGAATTGTAAAGGATATTCTTAATACTGATTTAGTTGATACTGATATTTACAAAGGAGTGGGTATTGATGAGACAACTGAAAAACCATTAAGGTGGACAAAGCAAAAGAATGATTTGCAAATTAATGGTAGATTGGTTCCTAAAGCAAGATCTATACTTGAACCTCAAGTTTATCCTACATCTAAAATAATTGGAGACTTTACAGAAACTTCAGGAACAGGTGTAAATGCAAGTAATAGCATTTATGTTGATGATGCTCAGTCATTCTTCTATGAAGGCAAATATGGAAATTCATTACTTCCAGACTCTGTAGACGCATTAATAACATCTGGTGAAATTGGTGAAGTTGCAGAGGCAACCGCTACGATAGGTGCTGGAGGTACTATTTCATCAATTAATATAACAAGTGGTGGTTCAGGATATACTGGAATAGTTGATGTAGGTATTGAAGCACCATCTGGTGTTGAAAAATATGTTGGTATTGGTACTACCGCTACTGCTGCTGCTACAGTGACTAACGGTGTAATAACTGATATTACTATAATAAATCCTGGTCTTGGATATGATCAACAAAGTAATCCACCTCAAGTTATTATAGCAGAACCTAAATTTGATACTGAAAAAATTACAGGAATATCCAATTTTGAGGGATATATTGGAATTATTACTGGTATCACAAAAGTAAGTGGTCCAGCACTAAGATTTGATTTCCATGCTGTGACTAGAAATAGTGATGGTGGACTTACAAACGCTACAGCAAATATATTAAATGTGGGATATCCTGTTTATATTAAAGATACAAAAGTTGGAAATGGTTTAACATCAGTAAATCAAGATGATGCAAACGTAGTTGGTATTGGAACAACATTCATTGATAATGTTTATATTGTCAATTCTGTTGATATGTCTGTTGGTGGATCAAAAGGAACTATTACTTGTAAGATACATTCAAATACTGACAGTTGGGTAGATACTATTAATGAAGAAGGATTCTTTGATCCTACTAATATTGGATTAACTGTAAGTTTAGGTACATTAAACTGGGGTAGATTATATGGTGCAAGCAGCGGTGTTGATGTTAAACGTTCATCAAATCCTATTTCTATAGGAGTTACTGGTCTGACTATTAATTCTGGACTTACAACTTTCCCAACAATACAGAGAAAGAGTTATGATAATCTTGGAGAAAGAGGGCACAGAAATAGTGGTTCAATTAGAGCAGTTATAAGTTGATGCCCAAACCCCTATAAATAGAAAGAAAAGTAAGATACAGTACAGATGTCAGCAATTATTACTGATCAATTCAGAATATTGAATGCAAATAATTTTGTGGAGTCAGTAGAGAATACTAATAATTCATATTATGTATTTTTAGGATTAACTAATCCAACTGGAGCCGCTGGTTTAGTTGGATATGGTAGAACAAGTAATTGGGATACAAGCACTCCCGCACCTACAGACAGTTTTTCATATCGAAATCATGTTGGTGACACAATGATGTTTGGTAAAAAAATATCTTCTGCAAATATAAGAAGATTGGTGAGAAGAGTGGATTGGGTATCAGGAAATAGATATGAAATTTATAGAGATGATTATAGTGCTACAAATCAAAGTCCTTTAACTAAAGCGAATAGGTTATATGATGCAAATTATTATGTTGTAAACTCAGAGTTTAAAGTTTATATTTGTATTGATAATGGTTCTAATGGTACTAATCCATTGGGAAATGTGTCTCAAGATGAACCAACATTTACAGATTTAGAACCATCAAAGGCAGGTAATAGTGGAGATGGGTATAAATGGAAGTATCTATTTACAGTTTCTCCAAGTGATATTATTAAATTTGATTCTACAGAGTTTATAACAGTTCCTAATGAATGGGCTACAACAACTGATTCTCAGATTAGATCTGTTAGGGAAAATGGTAATTCAGAAATAAATCTGAATCAGATCAAACATATTTACATTGAGAAAAGTGGCACAAATTATACAAATGGACTTTCACAAGAAGTAAATATTTTAGGTGATGGCACAGGTGGTAAAGCTAGAGTTGATGTTGAAGGTGGAAAAATAACTAATGTGACTGTAAGTGCTGGAGGAAAGGGATATACTTACGGTATTGTAGATTTAGATACGATTAATTCTAACGTTCCAACAACTGGTAAAGCAAAATTAATTCCAATTATTCCACCTGGTAGAGGTCACGGTGATGATGTTTACACCGAATTGGGAACTGATAAAGTTATTATCTATTCAAGATTTGATGATTCGACTAAGGATTTTCCAGTAGACACTAAATTTGCACAAGTAGGTATTGTAAAAAATCCAACTAAATCTGGTAGTGATGAAATTTACACAGATAGTACTTTTTCATCATTACAAGCACTTAAATTAGATACAGTAACTGGCAGTAATGCACCAATTATTGGTGAAAAGATTAATCAAAAACTTACAGTTTCTCCAAATACTGGAAAAATTGCTAAAGGATACGTTACTTCATATGACAAGGAGACTAAGGTATTAAAATATTTTAGAGATAGGTCAATTTACTTTAACAATACAACATATGACCATACAGACTATGTTGGTATAACAACATCTGGAAGAATATATCAATTTGAGAGTGCAACTAACGCTAATGTTATTAATGGAGAAGAATCTGGATTTTCAGGATCAATACAGATTAACTTTACAGGTATAACAACTAACCCAACAGGATCTAAACTCATTAATTTGGGAACCAGATTCCAAGCGGGGTTATCTGATTCGGAGATAAATAAAGGGTCGGGTCAAGTTATCTATATGGATAACAGACCAGAAATTGTTAGAAGTTCCCGACAAAAAGAGGACATAAAAATCATACTAGAGTTCTAAAATGCCACAAAAGACCAATCTAAATATAAGTCCTTATTATGACGATTACGATAAGGCGAAAAACTTTTACAAAATTCTCTTCAATCCTGGCAAACCAGTTCAAGCAAGAGAATTAACTGGTTTACAATCAATATTACAAAATCAAGTTGAATCTTTCGGAAAACACATCTTTAAAGAAGGTTCAATGGTCATACCTGGTGGCATAGAGTATGATCCATCTTATTTTTCCTGTAAAATAAATCAATCTCATCTTGGTATTGATGTCTCTATTTACTTAGATGCTTTAATTTCTAATAATAATGGTAAAGGTACAAGAGTCAGAGGTCAAAGTTCTGGTATTGTAGCAACAATAAAAAATTATGTTCTACCTCCAAATGAGGGAGTAGTTGAACCAACAATATTTGTAAAATATAATGAATCTGGAACTAGTAGTGAGAGTGTAGAATTCCCAGATGGTGAAGTTTTAATACTTGAAGAAAGTTTAACATATGGTAACACAACTTTAAACATTGGAGAAACAGTAATAACACTATCTTTAGAGAGTGCTTCAGCAACTGGTTCTGCATTTGGTATTAGTGAGGGAGTATATTTTTTACGTGGTGTATTCGTTGATGTTCCAACATCTTTGATTATATTAGATCCGTATAATGCTCAACCATCATATAGAGTTGGTTTAGATATTATTGAAGAAGTAGTAAATGCTAATGACGATTCTTCACTATATGATAATGCGAAAGGATTTACTAATTTTGCAGCACCAGGTGCAGATCGATTTAAGATATCAGTAAAATTAACAAAGAAATCATTAGATGATTACAATGATACAAGTTTTGTAGAGTTGTATAGAATTAGACAAGGTGAACCTAAAAAATTACAAAATACATCTGTATACTCAGAGATTAAAAAATATTTTGCAAAAAGAACTTATGATGAATCTGGTAATTATGCTGTAGAACCATTCCGTGTCAATTTACAAAATTCACTGAATGATGAAATTGGTTCAGGTGGGTTATATACTGAAAATCAGTTAACTGATGAAGGAAACAAACCTTCAGAGGACACAATGTGTGTCAAACTATCACCTGGTAAAGCATATGTTAGAGGATATGATGTTTATCTAAAAGGTACAACTGTTTTAGATGTTGATAAACCAAGAGATGTTAAAGATGTACCCTCTGCATCAATCCCATTTAGTATGGGTAGTTTACTAAGAGTTAATAATGTATTTGGAACACCATTCATTAACATAGGTGGAACTGATACAAATATTGTTGAACTTTATAACCAAAGGAGAGGTGCAAGTACAACAGGAGGAACTGGAGTTAAAGTAGGGCAAGCAAGAGTATATTCATTTGGAGTCACAGATTCTGCGTATGAAGATGCATCAACAGAGTTTGATTTACATTTGTATGATATTCAAACATATACAACTCTTAAAATAACAAATATAGTTTCATCTCAACCTAAAGGAACTAGAGTTAGAGGATTATCTAGTGGTGCTATAGGATATTTGGCAGAAGTTTCAGGCACCTCTGCTGCAGATGAAATTAATATATCTTCAACTACAGGGACATTTATTGTTGGAGAAAAATTAATATACAATGAAAAAACAACCGATAGTAAATCATCTATTGTAGAAATAAATGCATATAATGTATTTGATATAAAATCAGTTTATCAGGATAGTACTTCAATTACTGGAGGTAGTATTCCTACAGATTTTATAGCAGATTCTGTTTTATATGATCGTGTATTACCTGGTTTTTCACCAGCAGATCAATTGAATGTAGTAAGTTTAGATGCACAGACAGATACTGCAACGATTCCTGGTAGAAATTTTGCAGGAAAAGTTGGTATTACTTCAGATTCAATAATATCATATAGCCACGGTGGATTTTCTGAACCAGTATTTAATCGTATACAAAGGATAATGCCTGATGGTAAAACACTTAGATTATTAGAAACACCAGATGTAAATGGTGTGAACAAAGGTGCTGTTCTAGGTACAGGAACAACAACTGGAACATTTAGAGTAAGAGTGCCATTTATATCAAATATTGATGATTCTGGATTGTATACTAAATTACCTAGACGAAATATAGCAAATCTTAATTCTTCTAATTCTAATTTAGTAATTAGCACTCAAATAACAGGTAAATCTACTAGTGCTTCTGGTACATTATCACTTACATCAAGTGATGCTTTTAATGTAAATGCAGGAATTACTAGTGTATTCTTTGAACCATTTGATGCTGAAAAATATACATTAACTTACAATGATGGTTCTGTTGAACCCCTATCATCTGATAAAGTTACAATAACTAATGATGGTAATGACATAGCATTTTCAGGATTAACGAATAATAGCACTGCTTGCACACTTAATGTAACTCTTAAAAAGGTAGGAGTTACTAGTAAGTCAAAAAATTATGTCAGAAGTAAACAACTTGAGGTAACAAGAACAGTTGGACTATCAACAAATGGTAATTTAACTCAGAGTGATGCTTATGGTTTGAGAGTTGAAGATGAAGAAATTTCTCTTAATGTTCCTGATGTTAATAAGATAATTGCGGTTTATGAATCAAAAACTGTTAATAAACCAGTATTAGATAATTTAGTATTTGTATCTGGTTTAAGTTTAGACACATCAGCAGTAATAGGTGAAAAAATTGTTGGAGAAGAAAGTAGAGCTATTGGACAAATTATCGAAAAAAGTTCTAATGCGATAGGTTTTGTTTATTTAAATGCAAATAGATTTATTGAAAATGAATCGGTTACTTTTAAGGAATCATCTATTACTGCAAATATACAACAAATTATAAATGGAAATTTTGTTGACAGAACGAATAATTATCTACTAAACAGAGGACATACTAAACAATTATCAGATTATTCGAGGATTGTACGAAAAGAAAGAACTGCCACTCCTGCAAAAAGATTATTAATTATATTTGATCAATATGAAGTGCCATCAGGAAACAAAGGTGATTTATTTTCAGTAAATTCATTTACCTCTGATAGGTATTCAAGAGATATACCATACATAACTGGCGATAGAGCAACTGATATTTTAGATTTAAGACCAAGAGTTAAACCTTTTACTGCAACTAATACATCACCCTTTGCATTTTCTAGTCGTGAATTTGAAGAATCAAATCCCTTCGTAATTACACCTAACGAAAGTTCTATCATTGGATATGGTTTCTATCTTCCTCGTATTGATAAACTTGTTATTAATGAATATGAACAGGTAAAATTAATCAAGGGAGTATCATCTGAAAATCCTGCTCCTCCTACAGAAGTTGGTAATGCAATGGAAGTTGCTCAGATTACATTACCTCCATATTTGTATGATGTTGTCAAAGAACCTAGAATACGGATGTTTGATAATCGTCGTTTTACGATGAGAGATATTGGTGCATTAGAAAAGAGAATATCGAATTTAGAAGAATTCACATCATTAACTGCCCTTGAATTAGATACGAAAACTCTTGAAGTTAAAGATGCTGATGGACTCAACAGATTCAAGACAGGTTTTGTAGTTAACAACTTTAAAAATAGAAGTTTTATTGATTTTAGTCGTGATGGAGGTTCTAGATGTGATGTTAATGTAGAAACTAGAGAATTAATAAGTGCAGTTGATTTCTGGTCTATGAGAGCAGAACTTGCGTTAAATCCAGATATTGATCTTGCAGCTGCAGATTTAAATTCTAATTTACAATTACTCGATACAAACTGTAAAAAAACAGGTGATTTAATAACTCTTGACTATACTGAAATTGATTGGATAAATCAACCACAAGCAACTAGAGTAGAAAATGTAAACCCATTCAATGTCATCACATTTGCAGGTGGTATACTTTTAGATCCACCAAATGACAATTGGTCAAGAACCATTTATGTGGATAACTTTAGAATTGAATCAACAGGTAATACTTGGGCTGAACAGGCAAATGTTGTTTCAACTACTGTAGCAAGTGAAGATATACAAATAAATGAGAAACATTATGACAGGTACCCTCAAATACAAATAGATACCGTTAAAACCGTTACTCAGAAACTTCTTGTCGAAACACAATTCACTAATACTTTGGTAGGTGAAGCAGAAGAAAAAGATTATGTAGAAAGTACTAAAACTGATAGTAAAACAGATCCATATATGAGATCTCGAAATGTATATTTCTCAGCAAATGGTCTTAAACCATCTACAAAACATTTCCATTATCTTGATAGTCAATCACCTGATATTGTTCCAAAATTAATTGAAATTGAAATGGTATCTGGTTCATTCACTGTTTTTGAGAATGCAAGGATAGAATTAGTCACTTTAGGTGATGAACCAGAAATAGGTTATGTTAGAATTCAAAGACCAAATCATAAATTTGGTGATAGTTCAAGACCAGATGTTAATGCAGGATTAGGAGTACCATCTGTTAGTGTTGAAGATTATTCTGTTGATCCTTATGATTCCACAAGACCAGCACCTTCATCAACTTATTCTGCAACATCAAGATTACTTAATATTGATGTATCTGCGTTGGCAAGTGAAGAGGATTATTATGGATATGCTGTTAAAGGTGCGTTGGTAATTGGTGAAACCAGTGGTGCAGTTGCTAAAATTACTAGTATTGACTTAATATCTGATAATTGGGGTGATATAATTGGTGCGTTCTTCTTTAGAGATGCTAATGTAGAACCTAAACCACCAGTTATTTTTAGGTCTGGAGCAAAAACCTTTAGAATAACTGCTGCTACAGAGGGTGTAATACAAATACCAGGTTCCACAGCACTCGCTAGTGACGCTTCAGGAGTCTTTACGGGTACTGGGACTATCATTACACAAACAAACAATAACGTGCAGATTAGAAACCCTGCAGCACCCCCACAGAGACGTAATGAAATAACTGAGAAGATTAATGTTAACTCAGCTGTAATAGGTACAAAATTTGTTAAAGCACCTCATAGAGACCCATTAGCTCAATCATTTAGAGTTGATGAAACAGGAGCGTTCTTAACATCATTTGATGTATATTTTGCTTCTAAGGATCCAAATGCTAAAGTATTTGTAGAACTTAGACATATGGAACTTGGTACACCAACTGAATTCCTAGTTCAGAATTATACTCAGGTAGCGTTAAATCCAAATCAAGTTAATATATCTAACGACGCATCAATTCCTACTACGATTAGTTTCCCATCTCCTGTTTATCTGGAACCAGATAAAGAATATGCAATCGTATTTCTATCACCTGCATCAGACTTGTATGAAATGTGGGTCGCTCGTATGGGTGAAAAAACAGTAAGATCAACAGTGCTTCCTGATGTTGAAGATGTAGTTGTATCAAAACAATATATTGGTGGAAGTTTATTTAAATCACAAAATGGTACTATTTGGACTCCAAGTCAATATGAAGATTTAACTTTCAAGTTACGTAAAGCATCATTTGTAACTTCTGGAACTGCTACTTTCTATAATACACCAATTAATCCAGGTAACTTGAATACTCAACTTCTATCTGATAATCCAATTCGCTCACTACCAAGAAAACTTAAAGTTGATCTTGCAGCAGGATCCGTCTCATCTGATTGTACTGATGCCAATTTAGGAATTGGACAGAAGATATCACAAGCAGATGCTCTTGGCAACACTGTGCCAGAAGATGCTTCAATAACAGGTATTGTTGAAGGTCAAGGAGGATCTATCGCAGCGATAGGAACTACTAAAATTGAAATTATAACTAACGGTGCTGGTTATCCTACAACTGGAGCTCCTATTGCTGATGTTCCTCTTAAATCTTTGACTGGAAGTGGTTCTGGTGCAACTGCCACAATAATAGTTACAGATGGAGCAATAACTTCAGTAAACATTCAATTACTTGGAACTGGATATCAAGTCGGTGAAGTTTTAACAGTTGATAATGCTAATTCTGCTGCTCTTACAAGTGGAGCTGGACTTAAATTTTCAGTTAAGGAAATTAGTTCACAATTTGATTCAATATACTTAACTGATGTTCAAGGATCTCAATTTACAACTGGTCGCAAACTTGTAAAATATTCAAGTAACAACACTACAAAATCGACAATTACTCAATCACAAGTTGCTGGTTCGACAGTAAATGGAGAGAAGAATACAGGTGACGTAATTGAAGTTACTCAATTCAATCACGCTCATCACGGTGGAAATAATAAAGTTGTTATTAAAAATATCAAACCAGATACATTAAAAATAAAAACTACATCAGCATTAGACTCAGATACAACAAGTGTAGAAGTTAGTGATACAACACCATTTGCTAATTTTAATGGCATTACCACATCTATTGGTGAAGCTTTAATTGGAAATGAAATTGTATCATACACAGTTGGTAGCGGAAAACTAACAATTGTTAGAGGTCAATTTGGCACAGTGCCTGTATCACATGATATTGGTTCAGATATACAAACTTATGAAGCAGGTGGTGTAGCTTTAACAGGTATTAATACCTCGTTTGATATTTCAACATTTGATGATACTCTTGATAAGTATTTCTTAAAAGTTGACGTTGCTAATTTAGCATCTAATAGATCAGGTGATTCTTTAATTTGTTTTACAAATGATAAATCATTTGGTGGAAAAAATGTTCAGATATCACAAAATCATCAATTCAGTTCATTGATTCCTCAATTTAATGCAATTACACCTGGTAAATCAACAAATGTTACTGCCAATGTAAGAACAGTCAGTGGTACAAGTTCAGGAGGCAGTGAAATTTCATTCTTAGATCAAGGTTTTGAACCAGTGACTCTTAATGAAACAACATTCTTCCCAACTCCAAGATTGGTTGCATCTGTCAAAAATGAAAGTGAAAGATTAACAAGTCTACCAAAAAATAAATCATTAACTCTAAATGTTGATATGTCAACAACTGACACTAATCTATCACCTGTTTTAGATACTAAGAATGCAACATTTATTCTTGGCAGAAATAAAATTAACAATCCAGTTGGTGCTGAGAATTATGCAACAGATGAAAGACCTAGAGCATTGAGAGACGATCCACACGGTTCAGTATTCATATCTAAACTTGTAACATTAAAAAATCCTGCTACATCTCTCAAGGTGCTCGTTGCAGCAAGTAGACAACCAGAAGCAGATTTCAGAGTATTTTATCGTCTATTCAGTTTTGATTCTAGTGAAGTAGATCAAACATACAGACCATTTCCTGGATTTAAGAATTTAAATGATACAACGGGTGATGGATTTGGAAACGATGTTATTGATTTTGGTCTAAATGATGGTAGACCAGATGCATTTGTTGCTGCAAATAGCATAGGTGAATTTTCTGAGTATCAATTCTCAATAGATGATTTAGAAGAATTTAATGGATTTAAGATTAAGATTGTTATGACTTCAACTAACGAATCTGTTCCAATAAGTTTAAGGGACTTTAGAGCAATCGCATTAGCATAATGAAATCTTTTCAAACTTTTATGGAACAGTTAGTTCCATCAAAACAAAAATATTTGAGAGATATAAGGGGTAAAAAAATTATGGGTGCTCCTCTGGATTTACGTTCTATTGAACAAAAAGAGTTTAATGTGAAACATCAGGCAGGTGGATTGATTGGAAAGAAAAAAACTGATACGGGAGTAGCATGATACCAGTAGAAGGTCATAAAAATCTGTTTCGTGATGAAAGCACAGGTGCTATCATTAATTGCGATAATACAGCATATCAAAATTATCTTAAAGATAAAAAGAGAAATAGTATCAAAAATGCAGAGATTAATGCTATGAAAGACGAGATTGAGACTCTTAAATCTATGTTAAGAGATCTTGCGTCAAAGATAACGTCATAGTAAATATAAATACTTTTTAGATCTGAATACACATTTTTTAGATGGCAGATATAAAAGTCAGAGTAGGACAACAAAGTGCCACAAAGGTGATTTCATCACTAGCTGGTGCTCAAACCCTATCATTAGCAGAATTAAGTGATGTGAATATAGCAGGAACACTCCAGAATGGAATGGTTCTTGTTTTTAATGGTACTACAAATAAATTTGATGCGACTTTAGAATTAACGCCTGGAACAGCACAGAATTTAGACATCAACGGAGGAAATTTCTGAAATGGCTAGTATAATTAGAATCAAACGATCATCGGGTACAGCCAAACCTGCTAGTTTGAATTGGGGTGAAATGGCATATGTGACTGGTATAGGTCAATATGGTGGTACAAATCAATATAAAGACAGAGTGTTTTTAGGTGATGACGGTACAAACGTTCATCCTGTCGCTGGTCATTATTATACTTCAATGATGGAGCACACACCTGGTGCATTAGCAGGTGTAACCAACTCACGAAATAGTGATGGTGGTATCGTAGCAATTCTTGACAGCAATAGAAAAATAGATGTTTGGAATGTAGATAACTTAACTTTAGATGCTAATACTTTATCTTCATCTGAT